CAGGACGAAATCCGGCGTCGGGATGACCGAGTCGTTGTCGAGCGTGGCGAAGAGCGGGCGCGGGCATGGGAAGAAGCCGGAGAGGCGCAGCGGATCGTCCTTCTGGTCGAGCAGGCCCTGCGGGTATTCCTTGCACAGCCACATGAACGTGCCGCTCGACTTGTCGCAGATTTCGTAGATCACGGCCTTTTTCAGGTCGGCGTCGAGCGTCGAGTCGCTGGCGCCGCTGGCCTTGTTCTTCATGTCGCTGGCCGAGAGCGGGATCTTCGAGCCGATCTCCTGCCCGAAGCGCTTGACGCATTCCTTGCGCGTCAGGTAGACGATGCGCCAAACCGCGGTCACCTCCGGCCAGGTGCGCGCGATCGTGTGGCCGAAGTCGCGCCAGTGCACGTAGTCGGCCAGGCACTCCTCGTAATCGATCGTCTCCTGCGGCGCGGCCTGCGGATCGGCAGAGAGCTTCTCCTGCGGCGCCGGCTGGGCGTCGTCCGTCAGCTCGCCAGGCTGCTCGGGCGCTGGCTCGGCCGCGGTGATGTGCGGGACGTAGCGGATCCACACCACGCCGCGCCCGGGCAGGAAGCGATCGAGCACGGCGCTGCGCATGATGTCCTTGAAGGACTGGCTCTTGATACAGAATTCCAGGCAGCGCTCGAGCACCTCGGCCGCCTCGCGCCCGACTGGATCCTCGTCCTTGAAGCTGCGCTCGACCTCGGGGGCCGGGTTCTTCGCATACACCGCCGGCATCAGCACCTGCAGGTTCGACCAGAGGATGTTGTACTTCGTGCGGGCCTCATCGGCCGGGCCGCGGCGATCGTCCTTGTAGCGCTTGACGATCTTCTGCGAGCGCGTGACCCATTTCTTCGAGTCGCTCTCGTAGCGCGCAATCTCGGCCATCCACCGCGTGTAGAGCGGGTCGGCGGGAGTGGCTGAGGCGAGCTGCTGGACCATTACGCGATGACCAGGGTGAGGGTGGCCGCGCCGCCGATCACGGCGTACAGGCCACTACCGAAAGCGAGATTGATGGGCAGGACCTGGCCGGCGGTCAGCGGCAGGGTGGTCATGAGCGGGCTGCTGGTCCCGGTCGCCGCGTCGTCGTACAGCGTGATCGTGCCGGCGGCCGACGCGCCCACGATGATCGACAGGAGCGCGCCACTGCCGACCTTCACGTTGCCGGTGGCGCTGCACGCCTTGGGCGATCCGACATTGCTGGAGCTGATCATGGTCAAAATCCTCTGTGCTGTGACGCCTGGGCGCCGAACTGCGCGTTTGCGAAGCCGCGGCGCCAGAGTTCGGCCTCGCGGGTATGGGGTGCATGCGGGCACGACTTCAGCGCCGCACCCTGAGCGAAAGCGGCGGCGCCGTCACTACGCACCGCCGTCTCTCGCATCTCGATGATTTCGTGCTTTTCCATCAAATTCTCGTTTGCCCGATCTTGGGCGCCGACTTCCACAGCTCGTCCAGGGACATCTCCTCGAAGAACTTCGCCTCCTCGGGCTTTTCATCCTTGGGCGGCTCGCGCCAGGCGATGGCCAGCATCCGTAGGGCGTCCGACAGGTGGCTGGTCCAATCGTGCAGCGGCGTGTCCTTGAACATGCGCTTCTCCGGGTCGTATTCGCGCCTGTACGCCTCGACCGCCGCGATGCCGGTGGCACAGCCCTCTTCGTCGATCCATGCCTTTTTCAGCAGGGCGCGCACCGCCTGGATACCGTCCTGCAGGCTCAGGCTCGGCACGATGCGCACACAGCCCCAGCCGAAGTGCGCGGCCAGCTGCTCCTGCACGCTCTTGCCCTGGGCGGCGAACGTCTTGGCCTTGCCGTCGTGCGGCAGCCAGATCATCGCGTAGCGGTATGCCTTGCGGTGCTCCAGGCCAGGGATGTCCTCGCCGAACCGGAAGCTGATCTTGCCGCCGATGATGTCCATCTCGCACTTGCGGCCCACCATCTGGCCCACAAAGTGGTCTGGCGCCTCGCCGTGCGCGCTGTAGCTCTCCAGGATCCTGATTTCGCCGGCGATCACCTGGTAGAACCAGATGCTGGTGTCGTCGCTGAAACCGATGTCCCAGGCCGTGTAGACCGGGTAGTCCGGGTCGTGCGGCACCTTGCGGATCCGGCCGACTCGGCGCGCCGCGGCGATTTCCTTGCCGTAGTACGCACCCAGCACCGCGGCGTCGAACGAGCAGTGGTACTCCTGCTGGAAGAACGCATCGCCGGCATCCTCGCCGAACAGGTCGATCATCTCCTGGCGCTCGGTCTCGAGCTGCTCGGCGCTGAACACGCCCGTGTCGTCGACCGTCGACACCTCACCCCACCATTCCTCGCTGGCCAGCGCCGTGTCCAGCAGCTTCTTCGCGTGGTTCTTGCCGCGCGGCGTGGTGATGAACGCCGCCCAACCGCCGTTCTCCAGCAGGATCGGTCGCAGGTACGCCCAGGCGGCCGGGTTGGCCAGGGCGAATTCGGAGAACACCACGCCCAGCGGCGGCGAGCCGACCAGGGCGTTGAAGTTGTCCGATCCGACCACCTGCCACGTCGCCCCGTTGACGAAACGGATCATCATTTCGTTCTCGCGCGTGTTCGCGCGGATCGCCAGCGGAAAGGCCTCGTCAATGCGGCGTTTGCCGGTATGCGGGTTCACCGCTTCCCAGATTGCCTTCCTCGCCTGGGAGGCCTCGGGCAGCATGTGCCAGTAGGTCGCCGGCCGCTTCATCGCCGCCACCGCGGCCCAGTGCAGGCAGATCTCGTCCTTCCCCCAGCGCCGGTGTGCGATCTCGATCGCGCGCTTGCCCCCGGCCTCCAGATAGCACCAGAACCCCATCTGGTACGGCCTGGGCTGCCAGTTATTGGGGATTCTGACCTTGCCCAAACTGCACAATCTCGACGCTCAGCGGCCGGCCTTCGTCGCCGGTCAGTTGCATCTTGCTGCCGTACTTCTTCGGCCGCATCTTCGCCGCGGCCACCTCGCGGGCGTAGATCTGAAGCCGCGCCTTCTGGATCGCCGACTTGCTGGCCTTGCACTTGTCGGCGATCTCCACAATCTCGTCGACGAACGTGTCGGCCTGCTCGTCCTTGGCCAGCTCGTACATCTCCTGAAACTCCGGATGGTCACGCAGCCAGCGGAACACCACCGCCTTGCTCGGCATGCCGGCCAGCTTGCATACGCTGCGGATGCTCTTGCTGCCTTCGGCGATCGCCTCGCAGAACTTCGTGGCCGTGGCCAGCGTGTACGTGATTCTCGCCATCGTGGTTTCGGCTTTCCTTGCGGATGGAGCCGCCAATGAAAAAGCCCGCACAGGTCTGCACCTGGCGGGCGGAAATCCATCGCCTTGTGGGCGATGAAGGAGACGCAGATCCCTGCCGGCCGCAAGGGCGCCCACCGATCGGGGCGCCCTCCGCTACTCCTCGGCGGGGGTGTATTCGGGCCCGGAATGCAAAAGCCCCGCTGACCTTTCGGTGCGGGGCTTCACGTTTCTTCCGGGGACGCCTCCGGCTCCCATTGGGAACCGGCCGCGTCTAAAAGACGGAAATAAGTTGTAGATGCGAAAGATACGCCTCGGATTTCCGAATGTCAATGACATGCGGAAAAATATTCCGTCAGGATACGACCAGCCAGTCTTCGGCCAGGGCGTCGCTGCCGCTGGGCGCCCAAGTGCTCACGGTGTCGTCGGCGCCCTTGAGCGCAAGGTAGGCGTTGTACGGAACCATGCCGCCGTCGCCGAAGAACGACTTGGCCGCGCCGGTCTGCGCTGGGTAGCTGTTGGCCGGGACCAGGTAGACGAACATGCCCTTGCCATTCCAGCCGGCGCGGGCCACGCGCTTGCCTGCCTTGAGCGCCGCCAGCGCTGCGCCGAAATCTGTGCCGAACAGCTCGCAACCCGGCGCCACGTGCGCGTTGTCCTGCGGCGGCTGAGGCGCGCTTGGGCGCTCGGCTTCGTGCTTCTTGGCCTGTCCGACTTGGTATGGCATCCAGCGCGCGTGCGCACCAGAAGGGGCCGGATCGCCTTCCTGCAGCAGCAGGCACGACGATTGCGAGAAAGGCGTGCCGCCATGGTTGAAGCCGGCGACGTTGATGCAGCGGTCGTTGTGCACGAAGTTGACGAGAGCGGGGAATGCTTGGCCCGACGAGTCGGCACTGGGGTAGAACCAGACGACGCGGCCGATGGTGGGTGTGATCATGATTTTCCTTTCGATGTGCCGCCCGGATCGCGGGGCGGCGGCGCGTTCAATGCGTCTGCTGCGATTGCGTTTTCACCAGCGCCATGCCGTCGTCGCCAATGTGTTTCACGAACAGCTCGAATTGCTCCCGTGCTAGGCTGGGCAAGTCGAGCCCCTGGATGC